CTATTTATCATTGATGAATAATTCTTTTATTTTATTATCAACTAAATCAAGAATTAGGCTATCAGCAATCAAATTTTTGATTGGATCATAATGATTTACAGGTTTTTTTATTCTTATTTTACTTACTGTTGTAATATTTTGTACCAATGCAAATGATTTTTTATTCTTGTTAATGTATATGTTTGCGACTTTTTTAAATTCATTAACATTATTGATGACTTTTTGAACGTCTTCAACGTTGTATTCATTTGCATCAGATGAATCCAAATTTGCTAATGCTGTATATAATTCTCTAGTAATATTTAATAATTGCGGATAAACCTGTTTCGAAACAAAATTTCCTATATCTAAATAGTAAGGTTTTTCTTTGGAACTTAGTGGTATGACAGTCAAGACACCATTATTAGGGGAGTCTTTCTTTGTTATTACAATTGCAAAATGTTTGCCACGTAATTCACTACCCATAGAAGGACTAAAGTCAATCAATACAATCTGTCCACGTTTGTATCTTTGATATTTCATTTTCTTTTCTTGCATATAATTTATAATCCTCCTATCAATTTATATTACATCACTTTGGAAAGCGACGGCTCTTCCGATAACCCTAACTTGATTCAACTGCTCTCCAGTAAGGATTATATCCTGATACTTTGGATTCTCAGGCTTTAGAATAACTAAATTCTGTTCACGATAATAGAAGAATCTTTTTAGTGTAGCCTCATCATCTATGATTACTACAGCAATCTCTCCGTTCTCTACTATGTCAGTTTTCTTCACAAAGACAATATCACCGTCATGGATCCTTGCATTTATCATACTGTCGCCCTGGCACTGTAGACAGAAATCAGCACCAATATCAGTGCCGACCATTATATAGCTTTCTCTGTCTTCATCCGCAAAGATAGGCTCACCACATGCTACCTTTCCAAGAAAAGGTAGTTTTATTTTGTCTAGTTTATAGATGTTATCTACTGTTTCAGTTGCTTCTGTCTCGTAATCCCATCCCATTAACTCGCCAGGAGTTGTTTCTAAAGCATTGGCAAAAGCCAAAATTTTAGACTGTGGAAGGTCAACATTACCCTTTTCTATTTTTGCAATCATGCTCTTATCTGCATACCCCATTTTTAAAGCAAGGTCAGTTTGAGTCATCTTCAATTGTTGCCTTCTTCTCTTAATATTTTTGTATAGTTCAAGCATTAATATGTACCTCCTTTCTTTAATTATATAATATCCCATGTTGTAAAATTATTCAACATTTTTGTTGAAAAGGTTGACACACATGCAACTGTGATGTATAGTTGAAGTAGGTTGAAAGAAATGCAACTTAAGAAAGGAGAAACAAAATGACGGATATAGTTAAATTAAAAAAAGCAATAGATGACAGTGGAATGACTATGACTGCCATTGCTAAAAAAGGCGGAATAGCAAGAGAAACATTGTATAATCGTCTGAATGGAATTGGTGAGTTCACTGCCTCTGAAATTGTCGGACTTAGTTACGCATTGAAATTAACCAAAAGACAAAGGGACGAAATTTTTTTAACCGAAAAGTTGAACTAAATGCAACTACATAGAGAAAGGAGAAACAAAAATGAACGAAGTACAATTATTTAATTTTGAAAATCATGAAGTAAGGAGTCTTTTAATTAACAGTGAGCCTTGGTTTGTTGGCAAAGATGTGGCAAAGATTCTTGGGTATAAAGATACCTCAGACGCTTTAAAAAAACATGTTGATGGAGAAGATAAGCTGACAAGGCGATTCGCCGACTCAGGTCAAAGCCGTGAAATGTATATCATCAACGAATCTGGTCTATACAGCTTAGTCCTCTCAAGCAAATTACCAAGTGCCAAGAAATTCAAGCGCTGGGTAACAAGTGAAGTTTTGCCAACATTAAGAAAAACAGGGCAGTACCAAGTGAAAGAGTTGAGTGGCTCAGAATTAATGGCTAAAGCGCTGATTGAAGCGCAGAATGTCTTAGCTGCTAAAGACAAGCAGATTGAGGAAATGAAACCTAAAGCATTATTCGCTGATGCAGTAGCCACTAGCCATACATCTATCCTTGTTGGTGAACTTGCTAAAATCTTAAAGCAGAATGGCATTGACATGGGTCAGAAGCGTTTATTTGCATGGCTCAGAGAAAAAGGCTATCTGATCAAGCGCCAGGGCACTGATTACAACATGCCTACACAGAAGGCTATGGATCTCGGTCTATTTGAAATCAAGGAAGGCTCTTACGTCAACGGCTCAGGAGTAAATATTACTACTAAGACGCCTAAGGTTACTGGCAAGGGTCAGCAGTATTTCATCAATAAATTCTTAGCAAAGGAGTGTGAGAAAAATGTGTAAACAGGCTTCGAACTTGCAAATGTTTGATGTGATTAAGAAACAGTGGGCTGATAGAAATGACATCATGATTTTAGCAAGTTGCAGTGAAGCAAAGGCTTCTAGACTTAAGAAAGAGATGACCGAGAAAGTACTTAAGTCTGGTAAAAGACTTCATGACAGTAGACATTTGCCGATGAAACTGGTTATCGATTATCTTGGGATTGATGAAAAAAGGATCATCAAAAATGCGAATATTGAACATGAGATGATTCTAAAAGAAAAACAATTGAATAAATAGCTTTAGTTGCTCGTAGGCACCTAAGGCTAGGAGACAAATAATAATTCGTAGAATGAACTGCAATACATAATTTAACATTTCTCTTTTTGGGTAATTCCATTGACTATACATACCTACTGTATACGGTCTCCTGGCGCTAAGTGCTTATGAGCACAAAAAAAAGAACACACGACAGACATCGTGTGCTCCCACTCAATCTTGGAAAAGATTGATAAAAATCAGACAGTGCTAATTATAGCACAGAAAGAGGAAATTATGAATAGTAAAAGAATCTTATTAATCACAATTAATTTGTTTGTTTTAGGCATGGTTATTTCAATGATTAGTACAGGCACAAATTGGGATAGTACAGCCGCACATGTCTTAAGTGCTTTCTCATTAGGATTAAACATCTTATTTTTGGAATATATCGGATTAAAGGGGGATAAATAATCATGATCAAACACGTAGAAACACCATTCCTACACCTTGAGATTAAAAACGGGAACTGTGAAGTAACAGGAACAGGAAACACATGGCAGTACCTCTTGCTATTTGCTTACATCGTTAAAGCTGCCAAAGAAGGACGCTTCACTAATGGGTTTGACGCTGAAGGAGAAAAAAAGGAATTCAATAGAATTATAAATAAGGTGTATGAAAGTCCAGATGATGCAATTGAGGCATTTGGACCATTAGGAGATGTAAATACAATCTCCGATATCTTAGAAGCGCTAGACAGATTGTTTGAAGGGGATTACGTAGATGGAGAATAAGAAAGATATTCTAGAGAGCCTTTTTGAGACTCTCACTAGAACTAGAAAGTGGCGAGATGAAATCGCTGAAATGCTTTACCACAAGGATAAGAACGGCAATGAAGAGGTCACTGTCAGACTTTATGAAGGTAATGAAGAAGTGTTCATTGATGTTACTGGGGACAGTGGCATGGCTCTCATTAAAGATGTTATTAATGCTTTAGAGGCTATGTAATATGTGGAAATGGGATATATACAAGCCTCTTCCTCCATATGAGGAATTAGCTCGTAGACTGAATAGATTCATGTATGACGATATGCTTGAACGCAGAAAAATCTATGATGAAGTAACAGGCGATGATCTATATAACATCCAAGTACACCAGTACATGGATAACTCCACAAGGGTCAGAATCATCTATCTTGATGATACTGCTCACACGGTAACTCGAATCATCGATGTGACAGGCATGAAAGTATCAGAAGCATATGAATTCGTTGTAAAAAACATTAGTCATTCAGATGTCAAAAAGATTTCAAAAGAAGAAGTAGATGCAATCGATGCTGTTGAAGGCAAAGTAAGAAGAAGATACCTGTATGCATATGTTCATTCTCCAGAATGCTTTGAATGCACAAAGGTGCGCTTAGGTATTGATTAATGATTGAATTCAAAAATCTATTCGATTGCATTTATGAAGAGATTCCCAAGACAAAAGAAGGGTGGCTCTCTCAGAGAAGGAAGGGGATTGGCGGTTCAGATGCCGGCATAATTGAAGGTGTCAACCGTTACACAACTTTACACGAACTTTGGGAAGACAAGACAGGCAGACAAAAAAGACCTCAGGTTTCAAATCACGCTATTGAGATGGGGAACCGCCTAGAGCCTGTAATGTTCAACCTGTTTGAGGCACTCTATGGTGATGACTATGAAGTCATTGATACAAAGGATTACTCCTTATCCAGGAAAGATAAGGAATGGATGCGAGCCAACTTGGACGGCGCTCTTATTCGAAAGGAAGATGGATCAACAGGGATTTTAGAAATTAAGTCAACAACCATTAACAAGTGGCAGTACTTCCAAGAAGAGTGGGGCGATGATTCAATGCCTCAGACATATTACTGTCAGTGCTTGCACTATATGAATGTGACAGGCGCTGAATTCGTTGTCTTATTCGCTATTGCTATGATGCCGTGGTGCGATGAAACCAAGACAATTATTAGAAGAATTGAAAGAAGCGAGGTGCTTTTGGATTTAATGCAGCTAGAAGCAGATGAAGAAGCCTTCTGGAAAAAGCACATCGTGGAAGATATTGAACCAAATTTTATTTAAAGGAGAAAAAGAATGAGATTTAAGGAAGAAATCAAAGACCGCTTATATGGCGGTCACATCGGAATCGAAACAGACAAGATTGATTTTGAGATTCTCAAGGTCATGCTTGCTGATGATCACAAGAAGATTGCAGATGGAAAGCCAGTAACTGAACTAGCATGGCCTTTTGGAGCAATTACAGCACTCACTGCAGTTAATGACAATGGTGAAGTATTCGCTGACAAGCAGATTGACATCAGATACGAACAGGTGAAGTTCAGGGATGCAATCATTGAAGAAGAAGATACACAGCCTATTGATGCCGATGTCAATGAAGTGGCTGAAATGCCTAGTTTAAGCGTTGTGAAGGTCATTCCAGCGCAGATTGAAGGATGTAACGTAAAACACTTCAAAGAGGCTGTAAAGTCTTATTTGAAGCGCTATGACGGCATTGTAGTGACTGCAGACAACTATAAAGAGTTATCTGATGTTGTTTCTAAACTGAAGAAAGAAAAAGACAATGTCAATGAAAGCAAAAAGGCAGTCAAAAAAGAAGCGATGAAAGTCTACACAGACTTCGAGAACGATATGAAAGAAGTTCTTAAGATGTTTGATGCTTCTATTAGTTCATTATCTAGTGATATTAAGGAATTTACAGATAAGGAAGTAGCAGAGAATGAAATGGTTGTAAGAAAACTCTGTAATGAGGCTCTTAATTATTATGTGCATAGAGATGACTTTGATGGATACTGTGCAACTAAGGTTTTCTCTATTGATCCACGCTGGAGTTCATTAAAGAAGTTTATCAACAGCAAGAAACCAACCAAAGCATTAGTAGATGCAATCAAACAGGAATGCGAAAGAACTAAAGAAACATATAAATCATATATGCAGCGCTGTGAGTCTTTAGACATCTATTTAGAGGCTAGATGTAAAGAAACTGATGTTGATCAAGAGATGATTGATGTAAGTGTCTATAAAGATAAGTTAAGAGACGGCTCTTTTGAAGACATTAAGCCACTCCTAGAAAGAAGATTTAGAGAAATCATCAATAGACGAGATGAACAGGAACATCAGAAGAAAGAAGAAGCAAAGAAGGAAGAAGTTAAGCAGCAGGAAAAGCCTGTGAATGTTTCTTCAGAAGAAAAAGAGCTAAAGATGTTGGTTGGTAAAATCGTAGGAACAAAAGCAGCACTAAATGAGTTGAAAACATCTCTAGACTACCTCAAAGCAAAATATGATGGTTGTTTCGATTATGATTTAAGATTCCCTAGAAAGAAAGAAGGTAAATAAAAATGACAGTTAAAAACAGTTTAAGAAAAGACACAACAAACAAAGCAAAATTCAGTACTTTTATCGCAAGCCCAGCAGTACAGAGAAAAATCAATGATGTTGTTGGCGGTAAGAATGGAACACGTTTCATCGCTTCTATTACTTCTACAGTTGTCAATGATCCAAAGCTTCAGGAGTGTGAGCCTAATAGTATCATTACTGCTGCATTCCTTGGCGAAGCGCTCAACTTATCGCCTTCTCCTCAGTTAGGACAGTACTACTTTGTACCTTACAAGACTAAGAGAGGAACAGTTGCACAGTTCCAATTAGGTTATAAAGGCTACATTCAGCTAGCCATCAGAAGTGGACAGTATAGAAAGTTAAATGTTATTTCAATTAAGGAAGGTGAATTAATCCGTTACGACCCTCTTAATGAAGAGATTGAAGTCAGATTAATTGATGATGAACTTGTAAGAGAGAACGCTAAGACAGTCGGCTATTATGCAATGTTTGAATATACAAACGGCTTTAGAAAAACAATGTACTGGTCAAAAGAGAAGATGGAAGCACATGCGCTTAAGTATTCTCAAGGATATGCAGCAGACAAAAGAAAAGGCACTAACTGGACATTCTGGTCTAAAGATTTTGACGGAATGGCATACAAGACTATGCTACGTCAGCTGATCAGTAAGTGGGGTATCATGTCAATTGATCTGCAGAATGCTATTGATGCTGATATGGCGGTAATCAATAGTGATGGTACAAAAGAGTATGTTGATGCTCCTGTTACATTTGTAAACGAGGAAGAACCACAGGAAGAAGCACCTAAAGCAATCGCAAATGAAAGTTCAGCGCCTAAAGCACTACAGCCACATGAAGAATCTGACAAGGTTCTTGAAGATGCTGGAGTCAATACTGATTTCGGCGATGCTGAATTCGGTGACTTCGATGATGGTTATGATTATGAACAGTTCTAATTAAAGAAAGGAAGACATGAAAGATGGATGAAAAAAGAAGATGGATCAAGTTATACATGATGGACTACGACGAAGTCTATCATGATTCAAAAATGCTACACCTTTGGATTGACATCCTTCTTCATGCCAATCCTGTTGATTACTATCATCATGGCCAGCTTATTAAAAGAGGACAATGTATCTTGTCTCTAAGACAGGTATCAGAAAGATGCGGGATGGCAAAAAACACTATTACTAAATATCTTCATCTCTTAGAAGAGTGCGGAAAAATCAAATTAGATATATCTAGAAAAGGCACTCTTATAACAGTTGAGAACTGGGATAAATATCAGAACCGTGTCTCACCAAGTGTCCTAAAAATAGGACAAGAGGTAGGACAAGAGGTAGGACAAGAGGTAGGACAAGAGGTAGGACAAGAGGTAGGACAAGAGGTAGGACGTAATAAGAATAAAAGAATAAAAGAAATAAAGAATAAAAGAAGACTGTCTGTCAGTGACTCTGACTTGTCTGATTTAAAATCTTTTCTTATTGAAAATGACTTTGAAGAAGTTGCCGATGAAGTAATAGAAACATGTAAACTCTATGGACTTGAGAAAATAACCAATCTAAAGAACTTTGCTTTAGCAGTAGCAAAAGAAAAGAAATGGTACCAGAAGAAAAAGAAACTTAAAAAAAGAGTAACTGAAGAGGATAAAGAAGAATTAAGACGATTAACGGAAGAACTAGGAGGGGATTTATAATGACAATTGTGAATGATAGGAAGTTAGAAGCAGTCGCTAAATTCATTGGTGAAACGGAAGTCGAAGGCAATTGTATTTGTGACAATTTTAATGAAGTACTAGAAGAAAATAAAATCAATGTTCCTTGTACCGCTAGCAATTGCAAAAGCAACTGTCCATTCTATTCAAAAGAGAACTTCTTAAATTGGATTAAGAAGCCAACTAAGAAGTTAAGCATTAGAGAGGTTAAGAGACCTAAAGAAAGAGATTTTAGCCTTTTTTTAGACACAAAAGGTAAATCGTTAGTAAATTATAAAGAATATGCCGAAGCATTAGAAAGATACTGCACTGATTTGGAAAACATATTCGCCAACCTCGAATATGATCTAGACAATGCAGAATGTGAAAATAGAGAGCTAACAGAAAAGTTAGAGAAGGTTAGAGGTGTTCTTGATGGCAATGATTGAAGTGGATGAAAAGAAACTAGATGCAGTATTGAATAACTCGCTGATTAGTTGTTTAGGTATATCTAGTGATTATTTTGGCGATAGATCATGCGAAGAGTTCAATCTTGAAGTCAAATCATTTTCGTGCTCATTATGCTGCCTTAAGAATAAGCAGAGCATTAAAGAGTGGTTGAAAGAAGATTAATTATTTTGGAGGTAGATTAATATGCTAAATGCGGAAAAGAATAAGAAAGTAATACTAGATCTTACAGAAGGAGGCTATTATTTTGCGGTTAGAAAAGATGGACAAAATATTGCAAGAAGCTGTGATGGTCTTAACTGTGAAGACTGTATTTTTGATGAAGAAGAGGATTGCGGTTGCAGTTTTTCGCGTATGAAATGGATGCTCTCTGAATATAAAGAGACTGCCAAATTAAGTAAATTGGAATATGAGTTTTTAAAATGGTCTGAAAAGAAAGGTCATAAATACATTGTAAGAGATAAGATAAATCATTTATTTATCTTTAAAGACGCACCGATAAAACGCGAAAATTGTTGGGTTCCTGAAAGTTCATACTGTTCTATAGCGTTATTCGACAACTTATTCAAATTTATAAAACAGGAAGATGAAGAACCAATAGCAATCAAGGATATTTTAGAGAATTGTGAGGTGGTCAATGATGCTGAAGAATAAAGAAGAGAGAACCTCATTCTTAAGAAATGAGAAGAACTGGGAAGTTGAGTATTTAACACCTGATATTAAAATGCTGACTTTAAAATTAACACCTAAACTATATGTCAGAAAAATTCAAGTGATGGGTTTTAATAAATATTTTAAAAAAAGTGGATGGTATACGCAGTTTACTAAGTTCTTTTATCCTGATGATCTATATTATAGTCCTAATACTTCCGATACAGAATTATTGCGATATTTAACTGCGCATAAAAATGATGATTACATTGAAGACTTAGAAGCGAAAGGAGAACAGTAAAATAACATGAACACTATTTCAATGGAATTACACCAGGAACAGATTACAGAATTACAAAGTCAGATTGAAGAACTAGAAAGTGAAAAGCATTGCTTAGAAGAAGAGTTGGAAGATGCAAACGAAGAATATAGAGAACTAGAAGAAGCATGCCAAGATTTAAAAAAAGAAAACAACACACTTAAAAGAAAGTGCAAGAGCCTTTTCAAGGCAAACCAAACTCTGTTGAATATTTACAATGGGGACTCAAAAAAGATATATGATCTTCAGAATTTGAATAATAAACTTGTTAAAAACTGTAAAAAGGCTAACAGAGATTTCTTTATTCTCGCAGCAGCATATGTTGCTACACTAGCGTTAATGATTTACTTATTTATCAGATAGGAGAGGATGATTATGCCAAATATTTATAGAACATGCAGATATAAAAATGAAAATTATCTATTTCACTGCCTCGAACAGTTTTCGAATGTTATTGGTCCTTCTGTCGCTATTGGTGGACATCTAGGAGGACAGATTAGTCATGTATTCGCTCTAATCGAAGATAGAAAAGGAAATATCCAACGAGTAGATCCTACGATGATTACATTCACTGATGATGAATTTAGTAAATATTTTTTAGAATAGTTAAGAAAGGAATGAAATAGATGTTTTTATTGCAGGTATTAGGAAATGTATTTTGTGTGTTTGCTATTCTCATGCTGATTATTGGTATTCTTATTGCAATATCAGTGATTGCTATTGCAGTTTTCGTTATCGTGTCAATGATTGTGAATGGCATCGAAGAAGATAAGGAGAATAATAACTTATGACAATAAATGACAAGGAGGAACACTATTAATGCTTAATCGTGCTTTATTAGTCGGAAGACTTACAAGAGACCCTGAACTAAGAAGAACAGGGAGTGGAAAGGCAGTCACTTCTTTCAATCTAGCAGTAGAAAGAAACTTCAAGAGCGATGATCAGGAGGCTGACTTCATTAATTGTGTGTGCTGGGGGAAGATTGCAGAAAACACAGAGCGCTATTGCTCTAAAGGTTCCCTCGTTTCTGTTGATGGTCGCATTCAGACAAGAAACTATGAGAACAATCAAGGTCAGAAGGTATATGTTACTGAGGTAATTGCTGACTCTGTACAGTTTATTAATACAAAGAGGGATAGTAATACAGCCACTGCATCACAAGCGCAAACCAATAGTTATCTGCATAATGAACCAATTCAGCAGTTTGAGGATGAAGGCTTAATCATGGATGAAGAGGATATCCAATTCTAATGAGCAAGTACAACTCAAGAAAGACTACAGTTGACGGCTTTACATTCGATTCCAAGAAGGAAGCAAAACGCTATTTGGAATTAAAGCAGATGGAAAAAGACGGATTAATTCATAATCTACAATTACAGGTACCTTTTGAGTTAATCCCTCCTTTTGAAATTGAGATTGATGGCAAAAAGAGAAAAAGAAGAAAGATGGAGTATATTGCTGACTTCGTCTATTACATCAATAACGTTAAAGTTGTGGAAGATGTCAAAGGCAGAAAAACAGAAGTATATAAGATTAAGAAAAAGATTTTTGAATATAAGTTCAAAACAACGATAAAGGAGACATAGAAAAATGATAAGAACTGGTTCTTATTATGCATACAATGCAGATGATGGCAGCTTTTTAGCATGTGGGAGCAGTAATAAAATGAAGAAGTTCTTTGGAATCTCAAACGATACTCTTAGAATCCATTCAAAAAATGGTAAGATATACAATTCAAATAAATATGATCTTCACCTAAAGATTAAGTGGTTCGATGGAGTTATTAAAGATATTGAACCAACAATTAAACTTAAACCAAGGCCAAAACCACAGATAGAAAGAAAACCAAATAAATTAAAATGTAACTTCGTAGAAGTGTTCAAAGTATTCAAGCATCAAGAAGCGGAAGAAGAAAAAGAACACATGAGAAATAATTTTTCTGTTATCAATCTAGAAAGAGTTAGATTTGAACTAAAAAAGCATGCAAAAGAATCATATCCTTACAGAATTGCGTTCTATACTAAGAAATCGCCAACAACTTTGGTATTCGATGAATATTTTCTTTCGTTGGAGTTAGCAGAGCAGCGTATGGAATATCTGAAGAACTTCAAAGGCAAAAAAGACAATGGAGACTTCTGGTATGACGGTGTTAATTACGAAGCAGATAGAGTTATCATTGCAACAAGAACACGAAATAATAGAAATATGATTATTTCTTTAGATGATATATCTACCAAAAAAACTGACTATGACGAATATCTGGAACTAGCTAGATTCATTCAATCAGAATTCATCAGATAATCAAGCAGGGCATTGAGTTCTTTATTAGATTTTATATACTATCAAGAAAATTTATTAGGACCCCTCATACTTAATAGATTCTTTTCTAAAAGCAAGATCCTCTCATGGATTCGATGCCCTAACATATTTTTCTATTCTAAAACCAACAAACAACAGCAGTGTCATGGCTTTGCTTCCATCTCATTCACCTTCTTTCGCAAAGAATAAGAGTATGAAGCGCTAATTTTGCTATCCAACTATAAAGTTATGATGTTGCTGGGAGAAGAGAAGACACAAATTGAAAACCAATAGGAAGAGTAAAGGACTGTTTTCTTCTTCTCCAGAAAGGAGGTTAATTTTTGTTTTTTATTTTATTTGTACTGGTGATAGTGATTTATTTATTTTTTATTTTTGAGTAATCAGGAGGTAACGTATGACAGCCGAAGAAGTCAGAACATATTTAAAATCATATAGGAATCTAAAAGACAAAGCAGACTATCTACAGAATAAGTTAATAAACGTTAAAGCAATCTCATATAGAGACAGTCCAACAGGTTCATACAGTGAGCCCAAGACACAGAATGACTATATATTGATGAAGGATAAGTGTTTAGAAGAAATGGCTCTCATACGTCAAAATATAGATAAACTAGATGATATCAATCATAGGGATGTACTCTTTTATCGATACATCGAACTAATGAGTATCTATGATACTGCTGACATGCTGCATGTATCGCAGAGAACAGCAGAGAAGTATATACATGATGCAATTGAAAAGATGATTGTTATTTTATCTTAACGTGAATACACGGTTATAAACGTTAAACGGCGCAACATTGCGCATTTAAATGTTATATAATGGTAAAAAGAGGCAAATTAAGCAGAGAGGCATAATAAAGCCTCTTTTTTTATTACTTGATGAGAAAGGGGTGCGACTATGACAGAAAAGCAGAAACTATTTTGTGATGAGTATCTAAAAGATACTAATGCTACAAGAGCATATTTAGCAGTATATGATAATTGTAAAAGTGCCATAAGTGCAGCACCTCTTGCCTCTAAGCTTTTAAAAAAAGAAGAGATACAAAAGTATATCTCTGAAAAGATGGAAGAAATCCATAATGAGAACACCGCAGATATTCAAGAAATAGTTGAGTATTTAACATCTGTTATGCGCGCTAAATCAGAGTCTTATGTAATGATCATGAACGGTAACGGTATGCAGAAGGTCATACAGAAGCCTCCGGACGAGAAAGAAAGGCTTAAAGCTGCTGAATTATTAGGCAAGCGTTTTGGTATGTTTACGGAAAATGTAGATGTTACATCGAACGGCAAGACAGTAATCGTGGATGATATAGATGAAAGTTAGTTTAAAGTCCATTATTGGTCCTGCTTTCTATGATGTTCATAAGCATATCAAAAACAATGATTACACGCACTATTGGTTAAAAGGTGGCCGTGGATCATTGAAGTCTTCATTCATTGGTACTGAAATTCCTTTAGGCATCATGAGGGATGCACAAAAGGGACTGATGAGCAATGCAGTTGTTATCAGACGTGTAAAAGATACATTGAGAGGTTCAGTATATGAACAAATCAAATGGGCTATTTACATGATGAAAGTTGAAAATGAATGGGAGATGCCTGACTCAAAACTGCAGATGACTTACAAGCCAACAGGACAAGTCATCATATTTAAAGGTGCTGACAATCCTAAAAAGTTGAAATCAACAAAGGTGTTTGTAGGTTATATAAAATATGTTTGGTTTGAAGAATGTGATGAGTTTGAAAGTCATGACAAGATCACCAATATCAATCAGTCTTTGCTTCGTGGTGGTCCTGAATATTGTGTGTTCTACTCTTTTAACCCTCCTGAAAGCCAAAGAAATTGGTGCAACAAAGAAGTTTTAGTAAAAAGGGATGATACATATGTCTCTCACACTACTTATCTTCAAGCACCGAAAGAATGGCTTGGAGAACAGTTTTTAATTGAAGCTGAACATATGAAAAAAGTTAAGCCTGAAAAATACTGTCATGATTATTTAGGTGAAGTTACTGGTACAGGCGGTGAGGTTTTTACAAACCTTGATATACGTGAGATAACCGACGAGGAAATACAGGTATTCGATAGATTAAAAAACGGATTGGACTTTGGTTATGCTGGTGACCCATTGGCATATGTCAAAGCAAACTATGACAAGACGCGCAGGCGTCTTTTTATTTTTGGTGAAGTATATGGAACTAGACTATCAAATGCCAAGGCCGTGAAACTCATAAAAGAGATCAACCCACTCAATAAGCTAGTCACTGCTGATTCAGCTGAACCAAGAACTATTAATGAATTCAAGTTATTAGGTCTCAATATCATCGGTGCAAAGAAAGGCGCTGACAGTGTGGACAATGGAATAAAGTTCCTTCAGGACTTAGACAAGATAATTATAGATCCTGTTAGATGCCCCAATGCTGCACGTGAATTCAATGACTATGAAATTGAAATGGATAGAGACGGCAACCTTAGAGGGGAGTTCCCCGACAGAAACAACCACACTATAGATGCGGTTAGATATGCTATAGAAAATGAAATCCTTATGAAAAAGGCAAGAGCAGGAAAGAGGAGATTTTAAAAGATGTATTATACTTTCACGATTCCACGAGAAGAATTCGACGAGACAAACATAGACAGAAGCATGATCCTTCGTCTCATTAGCAAGCATTATAGTATTCGTGCTCCTGAGATATTGAAGAATGTTGGCTATTACTTTGGTAAGCATGCCATCATGAACAGGAAAAAGAAGTTCAAGAACCAGCCGAACAATAAGATCATGGTAAACCATGCTAAAGATATATCAGATACAGCAACGGGCTATTTTCTTTCAAACCCTATCACATTCAAGAAGAATACAGAAGACGGCAATATTGACAAGCTGACAGGTGCTTTTGTTGATGCTGAAACAGATGATACAGATTCATGCAATGCCATCAATATGTCACGTGCTGGTGTCGCTTATGAGTATGTTTACTTATGTGAGCATGAAAGCAAGCTGATGACCAAGACACTTGACCCATTGTCAACATTCAAAGTTTTCGATGCTTCAATTGAACAGCATGAACTATTCAGCGTTTATTATTCGATTGAAAAAGATGATTCTACTGACAGGTTCAATATCATCGCAACAGTAACAACTGAGAACTATGTCACAAGAATCGGAATCACTTGCAATGAGGAATTCGAAAAAGGCGAGTTTTCAGAACTAGGTGAGCCTTATCCACATTTCTTAGGTGAGGACCCTATCATTGAGTATAGAAACAACATGGACTGCATTGGAGACTATGAACAGCAGATTTCTCTAATTGACGCATACAATACATTATGCTCTGACAGAATCAACGATAAGGAGCAGTTCATTGACGCAGTACTTGTTGTCTATGGTGCTCTTTTAGGTGATGACGATGAAGAAGAAACAAAAGCGCTCCAGGCTATCCGTAAGAATGGTGTTATGGAACTTCCTAGTGATGCACGCTCTGAATATCTGACTAGAACATTTGACGAGAATGCTGTGGAAACACTCAAGCGCTCAATAAAGGAAGATATCTATTCACTTTCTCATGTTCCTAATCTGACAGATGAAAACTTTGCTGGCAACAGTTCAGGCATTGCCATTCAATATAAGCTTCTAGCACTTGAGACTCTCACCAAGACAAAAGAGAGATATTACAAGAAAGGGCTTAAGAAGCGTATAAGAATGTTCTGTACTTACCTCAATCTAAAGGCAATTGCTGCTGATCAGTCAATGATTGAGCCTGTATTTACAAGAGGATTACCACAGAACCGTCTTGAATTATCACAGATTATTGCGAATCTTAAAGGTGTTGTATCAACTAAGACACTTCTTGCACTCCTTGACTTTGTTTCAAACGTCGATGATGAAATGAAAGAAGTCAAAAAAGAAAAACAGGAAGCACTTGAAACACAGAAGCAGTTATTTGATACCGAAAATCAGAATACTCCTCCAGAAGATGAAGAAGAAACAGATGATCACAAGGAAGATGGTAATAATGATGATGACAAAGACAAGGAATAATAGTGCTCTGTTATGACTAACATCAAAAACATAAAGTACTGGGAGATGCGAGAAGCAAGGAACATGTACAAGGATATGCAGTTGGCTGAGGACTGCGCCAAAGAGTTGAGCGTAATCTATAGCAAGGCTGCAATCTACACTGCCAAACAGATTGAGGGAATATTCAATAGATTCGCTTCAAAGCATCATCTGACAAGAGACGAGGCAATTAATCTTCTTTCAGAGGCTGACAGCAGAAATTTCGAAAAACTGCTTGAGGTATACAAGAATAAGACAGGCGCCCAAAAAAGAGAGGTGCTAGCAGAATTGGAAGCCCCAGCATACAAGAACCGTATGAAGAGGCTTGATGATATTAACAATTCAATTAATAAGCTGATTAATACCCTTGCATCCAAGGAAAGAGATGCAATAGGGAAGACAATGCGAAAGGTCTATGAAAGCAGTTATCACCATGCAGTATATGAAGCTGCAAGAATGAGCGGTCTAGATCTTCAGACAGGCCCTATTGATGAAGGCGCTCTTGAAACCATTCTGAAAAAGAAATGGTCAGGTCAGAACTATTCCGAAAGAGTATGGAACAATACTCAGAAGGTGGCCGATGCACTAAAAGAGGAGCTCATGATAGGAGCACTTACAGGAAAGACAGAGAAGGAAATGACCGACTCAATCAACGAACAGTTCCTATCAGGTAGAAATAAAGCTAGAAGACTTGTAAGAACCGAATCATCATACATTCACAATGAGGCGCACTTCCAGGCTTACAAGGATTACGGCATAGAGGAGTATAGATTTGTTGCAACACTAGACCTTAGAACGTCTCAAATTTGCCGTGAGAGAGACGGAAGTGTATACAGGGTGAATGATAAGATGATAGGCGTAAACGCCCCTCCAATGCACCCATGGTGCCGTTCTACTACTATTATGAATCTTGACGATGAAACTATGCATAATCTAGAAAGATTTGCAAGGGACCCTGTTACAGGTGAAAGGATGAAAGTTCCAGCGGATGAGACTTATAAAGAGTGGCATAAGAGAATGGTTGAAAAGCATGGTGCAGATGCAATTAACACTGCTGAGAAATTAGTTGAGAATCGTTCTAGTGACAGGAAACAGCAAATAAAATACCTCGATTTGTTGGGTAAGCAAAATATACCTTTATCACTATCAGAATTTCAAAATTTGAAGTATAATGATAAAGAGAATTGGTTACTATTACAAAAATACAAGAGATCGCGTAGCTCAGGAAAATTATCAGCATTTTCAACATTTGAAGACTATAAGAAGTATCGTAAAATCATACAAGATGAAATTGTTGGGCGTACAACTAAGGATGGAGTTGTAATAAAATCGCAAAGTGACCATTTTATCGAAAGAGTATTAGGGACAACCGAAAAAGAAGGCCCTCAAAAGAATAAGAAACGTGAAGGTGTTGAAATAGAGGATGTTATTTCTGCATTAACTGACCCAGAAAAAATAATCGAAAAAGAAAATGGGAAACGTATAAGCAGAAAGTATATAGGTGAAAACGTAGAAGTTACACTTAACCCTGATACTGGAAATTTAATTCAAACAAACCCTAAGAAAAGAGAGTGAATTGTGATGTACAAATTATTGGATGAAGATGTGAAATTATTGAAAAAGCTGCTTCTTATGAAAGATTGGAACCCGGAAGATGGTTATTCAAAAGAATGTGTTATTGAATATGTTAATGCGAATAGAGAACTAAATAATGAAGAGATTAATCAGATTCGTAATTACGTATTAGACAAGAATCTTGAATATGGATTTGATGATAATGAAGAACCTAATGAACTAGGGTATGCAACTGAAGAATTAGGCGATAGACTGTTTTATGCTATGGATGATTAGTTAAATCCTTTAGTTGATAAAAAGACAATGTGAAAGGACTTGGAATATATGGCAAGAGATGATTATCATGTAATTGTTTATCAGATTCTATCCTACCTGTATATGCAGCTAAAGCATGGGAAGGATATTGATGCATCACTCATAAGACATGATAGTAAATATCTGCAGATCAACAGAAAGTACTGGACTTATGTCATTGTGAATCTGTTGAATGAGGGATATATCAGTGGGATAGTAATTGACCAGGATATAGACGAAAACGTAGAAATATATAACCTTGATAAATGTGAGATTACACCAAAAGGAATAGAATACCTTACTGATAATTCAACTATTGAAAAAGCCAAGCGATTTATGAAAGACTTGAAAGATATATTACCGTTCGTATAAGCCGACTATCTAGTCGGTTTTTATTTTGCTCAATTTCAAGAAAGGAGAACCATATGGCTGAAGGATTGAAACCACATCATCACCAGTACTTTGAGTATGACTGTAAAAGTCATTTTGACAGCCGTAGGCACGTCATTGTTAAGAAGGTGACATATATGTGCATGATATGCGGAAAACTCTCACACGAGACATATGAAGAGTACTGTCCGCCTCCCAAGGAAAGAAAACCTAAAGCATTGATGAAATACAGAAGCAGACAGAAGAGCGGTTGATGTTCTTCTTTTTTTTCTGTTTGTCCATAACGTGCATATGACATTAAAAGGTGCATGGATATAACAGTCATACGGACTATAAACGGAGGAATTAAGTTATGGAATATATTAAGAATATGATGCCTTTGAACCTTCAGCTTTTTGCGGAAGAAGGGGAAGAGGGGGAAGAAGATACAGGCGATGAAGGGAATCCCGATAATGCGCAGTCAGGTGAACCTGAAGATGGTAAAGCCAAAGTAACAACCCTCACAGAAGACGATGTGGACAGAATCGTCCAGAAGAGACTTGCCCGTGCAAGAAAGAAGTGGGATAAGGATCATACGGAAGCCGAAAGGCTTCAAAAGATGACAGATGATGAAAAGAAGCAGTATGAGGAAGACAAGAGAAAAGAAGAACTTGACAATAGAGAAGCAGCAATTACTCGTAGAGAACTGACTGCAGTTGCCAAGGAACAGCTTAATGCTGCAGGAGTTCCAGCAGGCATGGCTGACTTCATTGACTACACTGATGCTGATTCCGTAAATGAATCTGTCAAAAGACTCTCTAAAGCATTCAAGGGAGCGGTTCAGCAGTCTGTTGATGACCGATTAAAAGGGAAAGCACCTTTAGACAAGGCAAAAAACAATGTATTGACTGCTGAAGAAGAGAATGCAAGAAAGGCATTCGCAAATGCACTTAAATTTTAGAAAAGAGGTATAGAACATGGCAATTAACACATTACAGTATTCAACTATTTTTCAGACTGAACTAGATAAACAGATGGAGCATCTCACTCTTACATCATGGATGGATGCCAATGCCGGACAGATTAAGTATGACGGTGGTGCAGAGGTAAAAATCCCTAAGATGTCATTAGTGGGCTTAGGAGACTATAACAGAGATGAAGGATATAAACAGGGTGCTGTTACTCTTGAATATGAAACATTCAGGATGACACAGGACCGTGGAAGAAAGTTCCTTCTTGATGCAATGGATGTAAACGAAACTAACTTTGTGGCTTCTGCTGGCACTGTCATGGGAGAATTCCAGCGTTTACATGTTGCCCCTGAAGTAGATGCTTACCGTATTTCTAAGGTTGTTTCTGATGTTACAACGAAGAAATCAGCCAACATCCTAACAACTGTATTGACTGAACAGAATATTCTTTCTGAATTAGAAAAGGCAGCGGATACTATCCGTGATAAGGGATATCAGGGCGATATCATCTGTCATATTACATATGATACTTTAAGATTATTAAAGGAAAAGATGGTAAACAGCAACCTTACATCAGGTAAATTAACTATTGGAAATATCACATTAGACATCTATAAGCTTGATGAAATCACATTCATTCCTACACCAAAGAACAGAATGTATTCAGCTATCAAGGTTGATGCTGGAGCAACAAAAGACGCAGGTGGATATACAAAAGGTGAAACTGCTAAGGATGTAAACTTCTTAATGGCGCCAATCAATAGTGTTATCGGTGTTACTAAACAGGACAAGACAAGAGTATTTGACCCTGATACTAACCAGGATGCAAATGCTTGGCAGATTGACTATAGAAGATATCATGACTGCTGGGAAAAGGACAACATGCTTGACCTAATCATTGCTAACGTCTCAGCTGGTGCATAATGATCATTGTAAAAAGAATCAACGTTGAAAGGGCCATCCATGAGGATGACCTTCAGCGTTATACAGAACAGGGATATCGTGTCATTGAAGACAAGAAGAATGATGAAGATACTCCTGTAGAAAACAATGAAGTGACGGACCTCAACGATATGACTGTTGACCAGTTAAAGACTATTGCAAAGGAAAAGGGCGTTAGCGGATATTCTAGTCTTGTTAAAAAGGAACTGGTCGCAGTTCTCACTAAGATGCAGGAGGAGTAATCTATGGATCTAGTTGAGATTGTTGCTGAAAGAACAGGAACGAGTCAGGAGCGTGCAAAAATCTATGTTGAAATGGCAAAACAGCGTGCTCTTGCACATACGAACCGCACTGTATACATCACTGCAATGGATTTCTGTGTGGCTGATCTAGCATGTGCCATGTACTTCAGAGAGGGCATGGTCGGAGAATCATCACATTCAGAAGGTGGCATCACATCTACTTTTCAGTCTTCCACTTATGAAGATATTCTCTCAACTCTCAACAACTTAAGACTTATTCGTGCAGGAGGAATCGTGCACGAAAAGAAGCCGGAGGGGAATCAATGAGACTTTCAGCGCTTAAGAACTATCCTGTATATGAGCCTGTCATTGAAAAAGATGGTGAAGGTGTCACCACTGAAAAGTGGATCAAGAGAAAATCAATGCTTCTTGAGATATGGCCTGCATCCGGTAAGTTACAGGCTGAAATGTATGGGGAGAGACTGAACTACATTCTTAATATGATTATTCCTAAGAATAAGGATGATGATTTCAGACCCACTGAAAAGTGGGGCGTGAATGTCTATAATCAGTCAATCGATGAACCGGATTATAGGATCATCAGCATGAAGGAATATAACAGACACTATCTCTATGAACTGGAGAAGATTATTAAATGAGCCTCAATGGTGCTAATGAATTATTTAGAAAGCTTCGTGCTATAGATGCCGTTCTTGAGAATCCAGAACAGGTTCTTGGAAAGGCTGCGGAAACAATCAGAAGTGGTTGCGTTCTTGAATGTCCTGTAAATAATGGTGAATTAAGAAATTCCATTAAGACAAGAGTTGAAGGCGACAAGGGATATGTTTATACAAATAAGGCATATGCTCAATATGTTGAATTCGGAACAGGTCGAAAAGGTGCAGCAGATCATGCTGGAATATCTCCATATGTACATCCTTCTTATACTATGGAACCTTGGTGGATTCCTGAAGAGAAGTTATCAGAAGAAGCAATAAATAACTATCATTGGGTAGTTATCGAGGTTGATGGAAAGAGATATTACAGGTCGGATGGACAGCCTGCACAGCCATTCATGTACCAGGGAGCAAAGAAGACTGAAAAGAAAGCAGTAAAAGATGCTGGTATAGTAATCAGCCAGTTAATTGAAAAGGATTAAAAGCATATGATCAACATTAAAGATAAAGTATATAAGGCTCTGACAGATGAAGGCCTTGAAGTCACTGATATCTATCCTAAGGACTGGGCAAAGCTTCCAGCAGTTCAGTATGTTGAGGAAGATAACAGCGTGGCAGAATGGACGGATGACAAGGAGCAGACATCACATGTCCTTTACAGAATCGAAATCTGGGATACTAAGAGTACATCGGGTACAGCCTTGAAAGTTGATAAGGCATTATCAGCAATGGGGCTAAAGAGAGTATCATGCAGAGATATTGATGATGCATCAGGACTTAGACACAAGAAAATGAGTTATGAAGCATTTTATGATAGTGATTACATCTATCACGGTATGTAACTGATAAGGAGGAATTATATAATGCTAGCAAATGGCGCTAAATTATCTTATGACAAGACAAACAAGGGAACTACTTTCACTGACCTTCCAGGGTTGAAGAAGATTCCTGACATGGGTATTGAAAAAGAAAAAGTTGAAAACTCTTCACTTGATGATACAGTTAAGGTCTATGAGTTTGGTATCGGAGACCCTGGAGACCTTGAATATACATTCAAGTATGACAACAGCAAAGCAACATCTTCATACAGATTAATGAGGGAACTAGAAAAAACAGGGGCTACCGCAATGTTCAAGGAAACATTGAAGGACGGCACTACAACTACATTCTCAGGACAGGTCACTGTTAAAAGAGCGGGCGGTGGTGTCAATGATGCTATTGAATTTACTGTTGCAATCGCATTACAGTCTGAACTCACTATTACTGATCCAGCAGAAGCAGCAGCATAGAAAGGAAGATATAGATAAATGGTAGAAAAAGCAAAAAGAAAACCGTTCATTATTTGGAAAATCGGTGAAGAAGAATACAAATTAAAACTGACAACAGGAGAAATCTCTAGACTAGAACAGATGTATGGTGGAAGTCTTATCAACCTTCTTAATACAGAAACAGGCATGACACCATTATGCACTATGCTGGACATCACACATGGAGGTCTTCAGAAATTCAACAGCAACATCGACAGAAGCGATGTGAATGATATGTTTGATAGATACATCGATGAAGGTGGCTCACAGACAGAGTTCCTTAGTGATGTTCTTATTCCATTGTTCCAGGTATCGGGTTTTTTCTCTGGGGCTCTCGAAACGAAAATGGAAAAGGAAATGGCGGAAGCCAAGAAGAATCTCTAGAAGATATCCTGATTACAGATTACATATACAAGGCGGTCTATGATCCAGCGCTTGATGCTGGAGTAGACCCCTTTTCATTTTGGAATTATTCGTTAGATGAGCTATACGATATTATTTCAGCGCATGAAAGAAAGAAAAAAGAAATGGTGCGACAGGAAGCGATATCTCTTCAGATACAGGCTCTTCAGATAAGGGATTGTATTTCTGCTGTCCTTAACGGCAAGGATGATTCATTCACTCCTGCACAATTGTGGGACTTCTATCCTTCACTTTTTGAAGAGGATAAGAAAGAGTTTGAAAAAGAGAAGGAAAGAAAAGAGATTGCAAGCGCTAGATCTTCTCGTATTGCCTTCAGTAGAAGACATAATAAAGCACTAAGAAAAAGAAAGGCGGTGATGCAGAATGACGGTAGAGGAACTGCAGATAGTAATATCTGCACAGACGAAATCAGCGAAATCAGAACTGAACAGCGTGAAGAATGAAGTCACCGGCCTAAAGAATCATGTTGATAAGGTCACAGGCTCAATTGGCAATTCATTCAAGAGTATCCGCAATATTGTGGCGGGTCTTGGTATTGCTTCTCTGATTAAATCAACGATATTAGGGAATGTTGATGCTGCAATCAAGAGAGTTGATACTCTTAGCAACTATAGCCGTGTGATGTCAAATCTAGGTGTTGGGAGCGTTCAAGCGAATGCATCTGTACAGAAACTAAGCAATAAGCTTATTGGGCTCCCAACAACCCTAGATGATGCATCAGGCGCAGTACAGAGATTCACATCAGTGAACAGTAACATCTCTAGATCAACAGATATGTTCCTTGCACTAAATAATGCTATTCTAGCCGGCGGTGCAAGTTCTGAGATACAGAAATCAGCCTTAGAACAGTTGTCACAGTCATATGCTAAGGGTAAACCTGATATGTTTGAATGGCGTTCAGCGATGACTGCAATGCCTGCACAGATGAAACAGGTGGCTGAGGCCATGGGTTTTGTCAATGCTTCAGCATTAGGCGAGGCATTAAGAAACGGAACTGTATCTATGGACCAGTTCATGAATACTCTTATGCAGTTAAACACTCAGGGCATTAACGGCTATCAGTCATTTGAGGAACAGGCAAGAAATGCGACAGGTGGAATTTCTACATCAATCGCTAATATGAGAACAGCTATTGTTAGATGTATGTCCGAAGTAATGAATACAATCGGGCAGTCTAATATTGCTGGATTCTTTACTAATATTGCAAAGGCAATTAACTCATGCGTCCCATATGTTGTTGCATTCACTAAAGTTGTTATGGTCGCCGTTGGGTATCTGACGGCACTGTTTGGCGGCAAGTCAAAGAAGTTGAGTTCTTCTTTTGGTGGAGTGTCAAACAATGCTAAGAAGGCAGCAGGAAACACAGGGGCTCTTGCAAAGAATATGAACGATGCTTCCAATAGTTCGCAGAAGCTTTCTAAAGGCGCAAGCGGAACAGGAAGAGGATTAAAAAAGGCAGCAGGTAATGCTTCTAAACTCAAGAAGGAATTGAAAGGAGCTCTTGCTGGATTCGATGCAATCAATAACATCAATTCAAGCAATGGTTCAAGTGATCCGTCTTCAGGTGGCTCAGGTGGTTCGGGCGGTGCTGGTGGTACCGGTGGCATTGGTGATATAGGAAGCATAGGTGCTGATGCGTTTGATACTGGAAGTATGACTGCACCACTCGAAGAAGTAGACAAGCAGTTAGAGGAAATCAAGAAGAAGGTTGCGGAATTCTTCCAGCCATTAAAGCAGTCATGGGATAAGTTTGGTGCGCCGATGATTGCAGCTGCAGTATATGCATTTAATGGTGTCAAGAATCTTCTTATGGAAATCGGCAAGTCAATGTATACAGTGTGGGAAAACGGCACGGGCGCAAAGACTGTTGAACTGATATTGAAGATATTCACTAACATCTTCAAGATAATTGGCAATATCTCTCAAGGACTGGCCGATGCATGGAACACTGCAGGCCTAGGTGATTCAATCATCCAGCATTTATGGAATATATTTAACTCTATATTGAAGATCATCAATGAGATTCTGAAAATTGTGAGAGATGTTACTAAAGCGATTGACTGGACTGCTGTATTAGGTGCAGTGGATGTGGTTCTTATTATCATTGATGGGTTATTCTCTTTCATAGCAGATAATGTAGGTCGTATTCTTGGCATACTTTCAGTTATTGCGGGATTATCATTATTTTCTACTCTTGCTGGAATTCTTGGTACTGTTATCACACAGATACAGCTTGCAGTGGGAGTGTTTTCAGGTTGGGCATCGCTTGCAACTGCATTGAGCGGTGCGTTCGGAATTCTTCCACAGATATTCGCATCTATTGTAATGGCTGTGAATCCTGTAAATATCATCATTGGGGCAGTCATTGCTACAGTGGTAGATTTATGGCAGAAGAGTAAGAGCTTCAGAGATGACATAGTAAGCATTCTAGGAAATATTGCTACTATTGTTCAGAAGGTGTTTATGAATATTGTTGCACCTATCATTGATACAGTTGGTAAAATCATCATGGATTTTGTGGAAACTGTTCTCAAACCGTTGTGGAACGCATGGGAGAATGTATTCCAGAGCATAATGGGATTATTAAGTGATTTTCTAAAGTTCGCCACACCTATATTCAGTACGATTCTTGATATTCTAGGACCTGTATTCGAATTGGCCTTAACACTATTGAGAGGTGTATTTGATATGGTATTTGCTGCAATTAGGGGAATTATTGAACGCGCAGACAAAACAATATGCGAAAGAGTCAACAATATCAGAGAATTCTTCCGTAATCTAGGTGAATGGATGGAAGGAACTTTCGGTTTCAAATGGAAGAATGTGTTTGAAACGGTTAAGAATGCCGTCAAGGCATTCAGAGACTACGTGGGCCCTATCATTAATTCATTGGAAGTTGTTTTCTTGGGTCTTACTAGCTTTATCAGTGGTGTATTCTCAGGCAACTGGAGAAGAGCATGGTTTGGTGTCAGACAGATATTTGAAAGTATTGTTTCTGGATTAAGCCACATCTTCAAGGCTCCATTGAATTTCATGATTGATGGAATCAATAAATTCTTAAGCGGTATCGGCAAGATAAAGATTCCTGACTGGGTTCCTGGAGTCGGTGGAAAAGGATTCTCAATTCCTAGGATTCCTAGACTCGCAAAAGGTGGTATCGTAAGTGCATCCACTATTGCCAATATTGGTGAAGCAGGAACAGAAGCAGTAATACCATTACAGAGAAACACACAGGGACTTGATATGATTGCTGAAAAGATTTCAGAAAGATTATCACTTCCTCAGAATGACGGCACAGGCGCTACCTATGTCATTAAATTAGTACTTGATGACGGTAGAGTAATCACAAAGATGGTGATTGACAATATCAAGGATTATGAAGCACGCACAGGCAAGCCTGTATTTGACTATTAGGGGGTGGAATAAATGGCAGATGAAGCGAAAATCAAGATAAACGGAACACTTATTCCGACTCCTTCAGAGATTAGCGTAGAAATCAATGATCTAGATTCGGATAGTGTCAGACCTGTCTCAACAGGCATCTTAAGAAGAAATAGAATACGTTCTAACATGCTTAAGATTACATGTACATATAAGTTGAATACATTTACAGATGTAATGAATATTTTGAAGGTACTCACTCCGGCAGAGTTCACGGCAGAACTCTACATTCCTGATCATGGTATCAGAGGAACCAAGAAGATGTATGCTTCAAATAAGAAGTACAATTATAAGAGAGTGCAGTCTGGTCTAAAGGCAGATTCATTCTCTTTCTCTCTGATTGAGGTGTGATCATATGCTTATAAAGTATGGAGAGACAAATGTAACGGACAGACTTCTTGATTATAAGATGTCTGTCTCTTTTGCTGACTGCCGTATGATAGGCAACGTTCCATCAATTGAATTGACAATGAAGTTCGATAACTATGACGGCATTCTTGACAATATCGACATCAGCAAGTACTGGGAAGTCAAGGAGAATGATGCATCTGATACAAGATACTTCAAGGTGTATGACCAGCCGGAGAAGTACACCAAGGAACTCACTCTCAAGATGTATGACAACAACTATTCTCTTGACAAGGCATACGATACTAAACTGTCTTATCCTGTCACTATAAAAGACCAGCTAGACGAGATTGAAAGTCTGACTGGTCTTTCTATTATTCGTGAAGGAATACCGCAGTACGTTCTTGATAAGAGCGTATCATGGTATGATAACACGATTGTGATAAGAAACTATCTTGGGTGGATTGCTGAACTGTTTGGGGCTAATGTCTATGCAAAGGGAATTGATTCTATTAGATTTGTTCCCATTGAAAAGACTGCATTTGCAACTACACAGGATTTAACAGATTATGAGAAGAATGAAGTGTATACACTCACAAGAGTATATGCTGAAAATGGTCTCAATCCTCTTTCTAAAGGCGACGAAACAGGAAATACGCTATTTATTGATTCAGCAAATCTATATGCAGATGAACAGAGCATTATAGACAGCATCTATGACAGACTTAAAGGATTGACTTTCAACCAGGTGAAGAATGTCACAATGATATCGATTGATAACCTTCTTCCTGGTGCTCTTGTCAATTATAACAATAATGAATTCACTTTCTTTGTATCGGATCTAACTGTCAATTACAAAGGTGGACAGTTCTCTATGTCTACGGTTGACGGCAGTGTGACAACAAAGAATGAAGAAAAGACAGTGAATCGTGTATCTAATACAACACGAATCAGAAAGCTGCAGGTCAAACAGGACCAGGAATCATTGAAACTAGATATAATCGCAAAGGAACAGGAAGGCATCAATGACAAGATGGCGCAATTAAGCCTGTCCAATGAGAAGATATCACTAAGGGTTTCAGAAGTTGAAGAAAAGGCAGGAGAAGCAATCAAACAGGCACAGGGTTCAGTTAAGAAGTTTGTTTGTGAGTATGCTAGTTCAACAGATGGAGCTACACCACCAGAAACAGGTTGGTCAGAGACTGCACCGACATGGCGTCCTGGATTCTATATATGGCAGAGAACAGCTACGACGATCAACAATACTGTCACATACAGTACACCAGTATGTATAACAGGTGCAAAAGGCGAGGATTCTATATTATTGTGTATAGAATCATCAAACGGCACGACATTCAAGAACAGTGATGTGGCAACTATATTCACAGTGAATATCTATGTGGGCGGAGTTGTGATTGATAACTCTTCAAAATTGAGAGAAACATTTGGAGATAATGCATATCTGCAGTGGCTCATTAAAAGGCACGGAGAGACAGAATTCAGCAAGATCCCGTTAGATGATTCAAGACTCAACGATAACGGATTCATGTTTACTATTTCAGCAAAGGACATTAAATTCAAGGCAGTATTCAACTGCGAATTAAACATTTAGGAGGAAAATTATGGCAATTAAAGCGGTCAATCAGATTGACGTTATCGACTTAACCGATGGATATTCCGTCGTATTGACAAGTGATAGCCACACATTTTTAGGCACTACTACTTCTGTAAACGGCACACAGACAACTACTACACAGGTAATGGCATTGTGTGGTAATGAACAGGTTCCGTGTACTGTAGGAACTATCACATGTCCTACAGGAATTTCAGCAGTGTCTGACGGCAAGTCACCAATGCCAACAATCACAGTTACTGCAACATCTGCATTAACTAAGAGTGGCACTATCACTATTCCTATTGTTGTGAATGGTGATATTACAATCAACAAGACGTTCAGTTACTCAATCGCATTCAAGGGTCAGACAGGTCAGAATGGGACAAGTGTTACCGTAAGTTCTACTTCTGTAACTTACCAGGTCGGTGCAAGTGGAACTACTAAGCCAACAGGTGAATGGAGCGCTACTGTTCCAAATGTACCTAATGGTCAGTTCCTTTGGACTAAGACAGTAGTTAGGTATTCTGATGGCAAATCAACAGAAGCCTACTCAGTCTCTTACAAGGGTACAAACGGCTCAAATGGTTCAAACGGTACAAGCGTTACTGTAAGTTCAACATCTGTTACATACCAGGCAGGCACAAGCGGCACTACTCCTCCAACAGGAACTTGGAGTACTACAGTGCCTAGCGTGGCAAATGGTCAGTACTTATGGACAAAGACTGTTGTAAACTATTCGGATGGTAAGTCTACTGAATCATATTCTGTATCTTACAAAGGTACAAACGGAATCAACGGAACAAATGGCAAGGATGCTATTACCATGGCTATCACCTCAAGCGGTGGAACAATCTTCAAGAACACTGCTATTGCTACAACTTTAACTGCTCATGTTTATAAAGGTGGAGTTGAAGTGACTGGTTCTGCGTTATCTGCATTAGGAGCTATCAAGTGGTATAAGGACGGCGGAACTGCCGCAGTAGCAACAGGCGCGACATACACAATCGGTGCAGGTGATATCACAAACAAGGCAACATTCAGTGCTCAGCTAGAAGGTTAATTATATGGTTAAGGCATCGGCTAGCATGACCCTCGTGAGAGTTAATGATGGCGAGGACGGACAGGGAATTCGCTCAATCACTCCGGAGTATTACCTATCAGATTCAGCAACGGAAATGCCCGATGCAAGCAGTAACGGGTGGAAAAGCGTTCCCGATGACTACATTGACAAGCATTATTACTGGGTTAGGTCGAAGATATTATGGGATGATGGAACATATACAACGACCACCCCAGTGCTTGCAAATGACCTAAAGTCAATCATTGATGATTACGACAACAGAATAAACAACATGAACAATCAGCTGCAGCAGGCGACTAAGGATGCTTCTTCGTCTATAGAACAGACAAAGGCATCCATCTTACAGACAGTATCAGAGAATTATTATAGTGCTTCAGATGGTGCAAACCTCGCTTCTACTGTATCTACTATTCAGCAGACAACGGAAAGCATTCAGATGGGATTTGTAAAGAAAGAAGACTTTAGTTCTCTTTCTGACACTGTATCAAACAATCAGACTCAGCTGAACACTTATATCAGATTCAATGCAGACGGAATAGAGATAGGTAAGCAGGAATCTGAATTCAAGACAAAACAGACAAACAGCAAGTACTCTATTCTTCAGAACAATGACGAAGTAGCGTATTTCGCTAATAACAGAATGTACAATTCAAACATCGAAGTTTCTAGTTCCTTGAGGATTGGAAACTTCGGATTCATTGTTAACCGCGATGGATCATTAACATTTAAGAAAGTAGGTGGTGACTGATGGCAACATATGCAACATGCAGTGCTTCGTTTGGCGGCGGCAATGGTAATGTCACAATGACAATGACACGAACAGGTGTCAATGTTGACGAAAACTATGATTTATGGACTGCTACACTGACAAGGTACTATAAGTGGGATATCCACTCAAACGCTACTAAATACGGATCTATGTGGGCTAATGGCGTACTGTTATGGTCTGGTGGAGTGACTATTGGAGGAAGTGGAACAAAGACACTTGCGACGGTTACTAATATTAGAATCCCTCATGACAGTAACGGTGGCAAGCATTTTGATTTCTCATTCTCACAGGAATTGAAAGTAACTCTTTCGGGCAGCTATGTAGGTAGTGTATCTGCTTCGGGTGGTGTTGACTGCGATGTCATTCCTAGAGCAACTAAGCCTTACTGTTCTCCAACATCAGTTTATTTTGGAAACAGTGTGACAATCAAGACACCTAGGGCATCATCTGACTTTGGTCATGTAATCTCATACAGTTATTACGATATGAATGTACAGATTGCTGATAATCAGTGGAATGACGAATTCAGATGGACAGTACCGACTTCACTGATCAGCAAGATGACTAACACGTCATATTCATATATGACATTCAAGGTAGATACATACAATCGTGCCGGAAAGTACATCGGTACTAACTACTGCCGATTGGATTTAGTACTGCCATCGGGCTATGAGCCAACCGTAACAGGAATCACATACACAAATGAAGATGCTGCAATCGCAAAAAGATTCGGAGCATCAACAATTATACAGGGCGTTTCGAAAGTCAAATGTAATGTATCAGCAACGGCGAAGAACGGTGCTTCAATTACTTACTATTACAATGAGATTGATGGACAGATCATACCTGGACCAAACAGTTTCTTTACAACTCAGCCGTTGAAATCATCTGGCACAGTTACACTTAAATCGACAGTTACAGATTCAAGAGGACAGAAAGCCGCACTTTCGAAGAATATCAGTGTCACGCAGTGGTGGTCACCGACTGTTAAGAATGTCACTGCACAACGTTGGAATGTATCGACTAACAAAGCTGACGATGAAGGTACGGCAGTTAAGATTACTTATTCATTTTCAATTGCACCTGTTGCAAATAAAAATGATAAGTCTGTCATGATCCAGTATAAAAATGGTGAAACATGGACTACTCTTGCAACTTATACAGATTCATACAGTGGCGAGAACAAGGTATATATATCATCTGCTGGCAAGTTCAGCGCAGACAATGCCTATTCTTTCAGAGTGCTTGTGAAGGATTACTTCACTACAGATGGTGTTGCATCTTATGCTGCTATCGCTCCTTCATTTAAACTGCTTGATTTTTCGGCTGACGGCAGAGGAATTGGAGTTGGATGCAAGGCAGAGAGTGGGAAATTAAAGGTGGATATGCCTCTTGAAGCGCAGTCATTTAATGGGTATGTATTTGATTTTGATACAGAGAATCAAGTAGATACATGGGTGCCCGTGCTCACGGATAAGAAGATACAGCATAGAGTTATTGGCTGGTCTGATTGGATCTCTTGTGGAACTAATGCATGTGGTATCACACTGAAATACCGATATAACGACGGATTGAAACTCTGCGAAATAAACTGGGATGGTGTAGTAAACGCCACAATCGGAGGGAATACTATGGGGTACATGTGGACAGGATTTCCTGCCGACAAAAAACCAAAAAGCAATATGTTCATTCCCATAGCAAACCCCGCTGCAGACGCTGGGCTAGTCATCAGATATTACCCTATAACCAACGATGTCACAAAAGGTAATTTTACTTTGACTTCACTAAGAAACACCATAAACAACGTTTATATTTGCGGTTTTTATACATATTCATATGCTTAAAAAGGAGAAGAAAATATGAAATTATATGATACATCATTAAAATACATGGATGCGATTAACGCTATCGGAGGCACTATTGTAGCAGTATTGACTGCTGCATTAGGCACACATTGGTTTTTATTCGTAGGCTTTTTGACATTAAACATCATTGACTACATCACAGGAATTAGAAAGTCTAGATTAACAGGCAAAGAAAATTCCGCTAAAGGAGTCAGAGGTGTATGGAAAAAGTTAGGTTACTGGCTCATGGTGCTAGTAGCATTTCTTGCATCTTCTATTTTCATTGAGATTGGACAGACAATTAACATCGATTTGACTATCACAACTTATGTTGGATGGTTTACATTAGCATCTCTCATTATCAATGAATTAAGAAGCATCATTGAGAACTTCGTGGAAGCCGGAGACAACGTACCATCTGTTTTAACTAAAGGCTTAGAAGTAGCAGAAAACGCTATCAACAAGGAGAATAACAATGGGTAATGACGAATTTCTAAAGATTGCAACCGAAGAAGTAAGAAGATATACAAACGAACATCTAGAAGATCCACAGGATTTCGATATCTATGTTGTGTGGGTGTGTAAGACACTTCAAAATAACAAGGCTTTACTATCAACTACATTGTCAGATGGTATGTATTTTGAGGCTACTTATAACGGAGATAGAAAAGAATTATATTTAGATGCTTACAAGAAAGAAAAGAATGTGTGTATTAAATTATAAGAAAGAAGGTATAAAGTATGAGAATTAACGTTCATGGTGGACATTCTTTAAAATGTCGTGGAGCAAGTGGATTGTTAGACGAAGTCAATGAAGACAGAAAAGTTAAAAACAAAGTAATTGAGTTGTTAAGAGCAAACGGACATACAGTATATGACTGTACTGATGATAATGGAAAAGACCAGAATTCTAACCTAAAAGCAATTGTAAACAAGTGTAATGATCATAATGTTGACTTAGATATCTCTATTCATCTCAACGCTGGAGGCGGAACAGGTACAGAGGTATATATCTACAACAGTAAATCAAAAGCAAAAGATGAAGCTGAAAGAATCGTCAAGAATATTTCTAACACTCTAGGCATTAGAAATAGAGGTGTTAAAACATCTACAAAGTTATATGTGTTGAGAAAGACTAATTCTCCAGCGCTTCTAGTTGAGTGCTGCTTTGTTGACAATGCCACAGATAAGGCTCATTGGAACGCTGACAAGTGCGCAAAGGCAATTGTAGAGGGTATCTTAAATAAGAGTGTAAACGAACATGTTAAAACTCCTACACCTAAGCCACAGAGCAATGCATCTAGTACTTTAGGTACTTATATGATTACTGCTAGTGATTTAAGTGTCAGAACAGGACCAGGAGCTAACTGTAGAAGAAAAACATACAATGAATTAACTAAGAACGCTAAGGCTCACGATTACGACAAGGACGGCTGTCTAAATTATGGCACTCGTGTTACTGTGTCTAAATTCGATGGAGATTGGGCAAAGATTCCAAGTGGTTGGGTTGCTAGAAAGTATTTGAAAAAAGTCTAATTTAAGTTTTATTATGAGTTTATTCATAAAGATGTTGACTAAACTTGACTTAATTTCGACTACACAACAATTTAAAGCATAAGAAAAGACCAGGGCTATTTGCTCTGGTCCTTTTTTGCGTTTTCAATAACTGCTTCCATGGCTTCTCTGAAAACAGCAGACTGCTTTATTCCTAGTTTCTCACATGCTTCTCTGAACTCGGTGACAAATTCAGTTTTGTAACTAACGCTTACTGTTTTCATATTACTTTTTGTCCACTGTTTGACATATTCTTTTTGATTGAATTTTTCTTTTTCCATACTCAACTTTCCTTTGCTAGAAGATACATACCTAAAAGCATCATCAGTATTCCTATTAGCCAATAGCTTTTGTACACTGTTAATGCAATTCCTGAAAACATTACTATAATTGCTATTTTCTGTTTCATAGATTTGTGATATCATTTAGATGAAGAAGGAAGAAGAAGTTCTTCCTTTGTGAATTACTTCTTCTTTTTCTTTTTATTGCTCTGTGTAATGCTCTTTGCTAGTTTGGCGCCTACCCAAGAAGCAATCACTGTAGCAATCGGTTGGGCGAAATTGTTAAAGATTTCGCTCAATTTTTTTAAATCATCTAAATTCAT